TTGATAAACCTGACCACCTGCTCCAGTTATAATCTCTACGAACTTAGATAGAGAGATCCCAGCCCACATCTTAATCTTGAGCTCATACCAAGGGTCGGACTTGAGCCACGGGTAAGATCCGGAATTGAGTGACTTCACGCTGTAAGGGGAATTTTGGTGGTTGTCGCATGGCTCTTCGAATGGGCCCTCCCATGCTACCTTTTTGATCTTCCACGTATCGCCTTCGTAAGGAGATCCAGCATTGTGCTCGTAAGGGACATCATTCCAGTCATCTCCCCATTGTTCTGTGACTTCTCGTGTGGTAAACCACGCCCAGGAGCCGCGCACGTAGCAGAGCTTAAAGTTGTCGTCTTGGTACTGGAGGAAGGGGCTCTCTCCTGGTTCTCCTGGGTCTACGATGACGCCAGCGGCCCCTCGGAGATCCCGGGCTGTTAGCGGCTTCTTTGATACTTGAAAAGTGGTCAGCTTAACTTCGTGGTCTTTAATCTGTAGCTTGATAGTCACTTCCATAAGCTTAGTCTCCTTGACCTGTAAACTATGCCTCGTATAGCCTTATACTAACATGTATTAACATATGAGTAAAGCTCGCCGAGCCATATCTTGACACCGGGGGCGGGTAGGCTGTATAATAACGAGGATATGGATCAGGATAACGCTTCTCTTGAGATCCGTAAAGTTAAGAACAGTATCTTCAAGTTTGGCCGGGATCCAGACATCGAGACCCACAAGTACGAGGGTGGGGTCACTTATCGCGGGATGCTGACCCGTAACGGCCAGGTGTCCGTTCTCGGGTGGAAGCTGATACGATTGGCTTTAATGGGGAAGTCATGGCGTTACATGGCGAAAGTAACCGGGGCGAGTCACGAGAACATTGCTCATCACTTCTACCATAATCCAGTTATCCGTGCTGCCGTGCTGGAGATGGAGAAGCAGTTAGTAGAGGACTCTAAAGCTCTCCTCGTCCGTAGCCTGCGGTCAGTAACCACGAACCTCATAAAAATCGCAAAAGGAGATATTAGGGGTTCTAAGGTTCAGATGTCAGCTATCCTTGAAGTGTACAACCGGATCGGGTTCTCTATGCCCGTCCGTGGGGGACAGGGACAGGGCGGTAATGTTGTAATCCGACTTGAAAGCGGGGAAGCTAAAGACCTGGCCCTGCTCGTCCGTGACCGACAGGACCGTCAGCTAGCTCCTCCGGATGATGACATTGAAGAGGAGGGGGGTGAGGAGTCTGGGCAAAGCGAAGTCGAAGTGGGTGACGAAGGAGACACCGGCGGGGAAGAGGAACAGGGGCCTGTGGAGTACAGATTTGTGGCCGATAACGGAGCCGAAGATAACGAAAGCTGATCTTCCTCTAACGGATATAGATCCTGAGACTGATGAAGTCCTGCGCATGGCGCGGGAAGATCCCCTAGTCTTCGGGTTTTTCGTCTTTGGGTGGTTGCCCGCTGCTCACCATACTCGGTGGATTGAGTTCATAACGAGAGATGAGAGAGATTGTGGCGTCTCTGCTCCGCCGTCCTTTGCTAAGACGAACTGGGTTGGAGTAGCTTACAGTGCTTGGTATCTCGGAAATCATCCGGATAGGCACGTCATTTACACCTCTAAAACCGGATCTCTGGCTGAGAAGGTGTCTATTGCGGTACGTAATACTATTGAGCATAATGAGAGATTTCGTGCGGTTTTTCCTGAGTGCCGTCCTCACAAGGATGCAGGATGGGGTGAGAAGGAATGGTATCTTCAACGCGCTAATACTGGTGACAAGGATGCTTCTTTTTTCGCTGTGGGTATTGGCGGTGCTATACTCGGTGCTCGTGGGGATCTTATTATTGTAGACGACCCTCAGGACAAGACTACCAGCGGAACTCCGTTCCAACGAGAGAAAGCCATCTCTTACGTAAAAGAGCAAGTGATGACCCGTAAATCCAGGATTGGCCGAGCCATTTTCATTATGACCCGTTGGCATGAGGATGATGTTGCTAGCTACTACAAGAAGCAGCGGGTTCGTTGGCTAACGTTCCCCGCTGTAAGATGTACTGAATGCCATAAAGGGAGATGTACTTGTGGGAAGAAGCTGTGGAAGTCTACATGGTCGAAGGAGTGGACTACCCGTAAGCTGCTTAAGATCCGCAATGAAGACCCTCTCATGTTTGAGAAGGTTTATCAAGGAAATCCGAGGAACGAGGGTAATACCCTGTTCCCCGAAGAAGCTTGGGACTACTATGATGATTTGCCCGAAAATATGCTCTTCAGGATTCAGGTTTTGGATACGGCACAGAAGGAGGAGGAACAATCCAGCTACTCTGTAGTAGCCCATTGGGGGAAAGGAGAGGATGGTTATTATTACCTTATAGACTTGTGGCGAGATCGTGTTCCTTATCCTGTTTTGGTCGTAGCCGCCAAGACTCTATACAATGAGCAAAGACCTCACGAAGTACATGTTGAGGAGAAATCCTCAGGGACCCAACTGATTCAGTCACTTGAGGCTGAGACAGACATCCCAGTGAGACGTATAAAACCTACTGAGTCCAAGTGGGAGAGAGCAAGAGCTATCTCTCCAATACAGACCTCAGGGAAGTGCCGTCTGCCCCGTGATAAACCGTGGGTGTATGATTTTATTGAGGAGCACACTGTATTTCCAGGTAGGTTTACTGACCAGGTAGATACTACGGCTCACGCCTTACGTATCTTGAGGGAGATCGGGGGGGAGGTAGACTTCTCTGCTGATACTACTGCTGCTGTTTTTAATAGATGGCGTGAACGGAAGGAAACGCCTGATGAAGCTAGTTTCGATTGGGTTGCAACCCGTCAGCCTACAGGAAGGTGGAAGAGATTCTCTCGCAGTGGGGGGTACGGTAGCTATGGGGAAGATGAATCAGATCCATACCTTCAATGATGACAAAACTTCTTCAGAGTATAGAGTCAGTAGTTGTCCGACTGCAATCAATAAAGTAGAGGGATATACGGTGTCTGAGTGGGGATGGATTCAGTATCTTCACTGGCAGTGGATACGAGAAACTCCTATAAGGGGAGCTATGTGTTTATGTATGAGGATTGGAGTGGAAGAATATGCCTGACGATCCCTCAGTAGTTCCTGAGAAGAAACGACGCACTATCAAGATCCCTAAGGGAGCAAAGATTCAGGTTATTGTCAACGACGGTGAGATCTCAGAGAAGCTAGGTGGAGAATCCATCTACGTTGAGGCTGGTATTTCTGGTCTAAAGCGATTTGGCGGACTAATCTCAGAGGAGTTTCTGCCTGAATTACGAGGTCGTCGTGGAGCCCGCATCTATACTGAAATGGCCTCTAATGACGGCTCTATTGGGTCAGTTATTCGTGCTACTGAGGACCTGTTACGTTCTATATCGTGGGGTACTGAGCCCGGCGGTGTAACTCCTGACGACCTGGAAGCTCGTGAGTTTGTCAAGACCTGTATGGATGATATGAGTCTGTCCTGGTCAGATTTTGTCTCTGATGTTGTATCTATGATTAAGTACGGATGGGATTATGAAGAAGTAGTTTACAAGCTTCGCCGGGGCCCTAACGGTAAGCCTCCTTCCAAGTACAATGATGGCCGCATTGGGATCCGTAAGATCGCCTCTCGTGCCCAGGACAGCCTGCTCCGTTGGGAACTTGATGACAATGGTGGGATTCGAGCGATGGTGCAGCAAGCTCTACCCGACTTCAAGGAGCGTATTATACCCATCGAGAAAGCCATTCTGTTCCGTACACGGCGGGCTCGCAATAACCCAGAAGGTTACTCATTCCTGCGTGCTTCGTACCAGCCGTGGTACATGAAGAAGAATCTTCAAGAAATCGAAGGAATTGGGGCTGAGAGGGACTTCACAGGGGCATTAATTGTTAAACTTCCTGAGCGGGCAACGTCTACTGACCGTGACAAAGCTCGAGATCTTATTGAGAGGTGGAAGGTAGATGAACAATTTGGGGCCGTGGTACCTAACGGGTGGGAAGTTACTCTTATAAATTCACCTGGAAACAAGCAAATCGACACCGACAAGTCGATTTTGAGATATCAAGCGGAGATTATGATGAGCTTCTTGGCTCAATTCATCCGCTTGGGGCAGGTTAAGGTCGGTACACAAGCTCTTGTGACTGGTCAGAGGGACTTTTTCTACCTCGCAATTACTGCAATTGCTGATAATATTGAAGAAACTCTTAACCGATTTCTTGTTCCGACCCTAATCCGGCTGAACGACTTCGGGAATTTGACTGATTTCCCGAAAATCGTTCACGATGAGGTCGGCCAAACCGATGTGGAGACCTTCATAAACGCGATTCGGGACATTGCGAATAGCAACCCGGCTTACTTGGGGCCTATTAGTGGTGATGACGTAAAATTTGTCCGTAAAGTCCTCGGTTTGCCGCCTCTTCGAGAAGATTTGGATGATGACGAGTTTAAGAAGGAGACTCCAGAGGTCAAGAAGGAGGTACCTAACCCACAAACATCACCAAATGGCAAAAATCCCTCAGAAGGTAAGGTAGAGGAGGAGAAAGTCGGGTCATGATACCGTTTGTCGTGAAGATCGATGACCAAAAAATAGGGCGTTGGGTACTTGCTGTTCAGGGTAATCGCTTCCTGGTAACTGCTGATGATAAAGTTCTTGAGTGGGTACATATGAGTCGTTGTCAGTTCACTACAGCAGCGCCGCCCGATGCCCCGCGACCAGTAATAGTTGTTCAACCTAGACAAGCTCCAGATCTAGTAATTCCACCTCTTAACGGTAGAGATCAGAAGTAGAAACGTATCTCCGAAAGGTAAGGAGGAGAAAATCGATGCTAAGAGCTTTTATAACAGGTATA